AGCTGGCCAAGTTCGCGAACATCATGGGCACCAGCCAGAGCCAGTTTTCCAACATCGGTTCCACGATCGCCATGCTGGGCAACAACTTCGCCACCACTGAGGCGCCCATCGCTGAAATGGCCATGCGCATCGCCGGCGCCGGAAAGCAGGTCGGTCTGACGGAAGCGCAGGTGCTGGCCCTTGCCACCGCCCTGTCCTCCGTCGGCATCCAGGCGCAGGCCGGCGGCTCGTCTATCTCCAAAGCCCTGATCAATATGGAGGTGGCCGCCACCACGGGCGGAGACGCCCTGACGGACTTTGCCAGGGTCTGCGGAATCACGGAGAAGCAGTTCGTGGAGCAGTGGAAGAGCGATCCCATCCGGGTGTTCCAGCTGTTCATCGAACGGCTGTCCCAGATGAGCGACGAGGGCATCAGTGCGGTCGCCACCCTGGACGAGATCGGCGTCAGCGAGATCCGACTGCGCGACACCATGCTCCGCGCCGTCAACGCGACCGATCTTTTCGCCAGCGCGCAGGACATGGCCGCCCGGGCATGGGAGGAGAACACCGCGCTTGCCGACAAGGCCAACGTCCGCTACAGCACCACAGCCAGCAGGCTGACCAATCTCAAAAACAAGGCCGTGCTCTTTGCCCAGACCCTGGGCGATGATCTCCGTCCCACGCTGGACAGGATCATCGAGGGCGTGAACGGCTTCATTGATAAACTCGGCGGCATGGATTCCGCTCAGCGTCAGCAGATTATCCGTATGGCCGCCATCGCCGCCGTGACCGGTCCGCTGATCCTGGCCTTCGGCAAGGTCACACGGGTGATCGGCACGGTGTCCAAGGGCATCGGTGCGTTCGCGACAGCCGTCGGAGCGGCCGGGGGTGGCTTCTCCGGCTTTCTTTCCGTTTTGGGGAAATCCCCCGCGGTATGGGCCGCCGTCGCTGTCGCTGTCATTGCCGGGACGATCGCCCTGGCGGATTACGTGTCCGGCGCGAAAGCCGCCCGTGAGGCGCTGAAGGGCATGGAGGAGACGGCGAAAAGCTGGAAGGAAACCGCCGCCGATACATTCTACGGTTCCAGCAAAGGACTGTCTTTCTTCGGCATGTCCACTGATGACTTCGTAAAGTCCGGAGAAAACGTGCGACAGACATCCGCCCAGTGGCTTTCCGGCCTGATCACGGTTTGGACGGACGGCAAGAAGGAAACCAACGCCATCGTCAAAGAGTGGACGGACAGCTGGAAGAACCTGACCGCCGAAACGCGGACCGGACTGGAGGGCCTGAAGGCTACCGCCGACGCGCACGGGTACACAGGGCTGTCCGCTCAGATGCAGGCCGACCTCGATACCCTTGATTCCATGGATAAGGAGATCGGGCGTCTGCTGAAGAAGCGTCAGAGCCGGAACTTCACCGACGCCGACCGGATCCGTCTGCAGGAACTGGTCGATGCCAGGGACGCCATCGCTATCAAGTACAAGCTGGTGTCGGAGGGCGGCAGCGAAACCGAGGGCTTCGAGACCATCCGCAAGAAGGTCAACGCTGAGATCGCCCGGGCCCAGGCGCGCGGACAGGAAGTCTCAAACGATGTGTATGAGAACGCCGTGGTTGCCTCCGCCGAGGGGCTGGCCGCTCTGAACAGGGAGCTGGACGAGCAGTACGACGCGGAATACGCCGTCATTCAGCTGATGGACGACGAGGCCGAGAAACAGGCAGCCATCAACGCGCTGAACGAGCGGTACAACGCCGGAAGACGGGCAAACGCGCTGGAATACGCGCAGCTCCTCTCCGAGATCGTTCCGCCGGTATGGGAAGAAACGAATATCCAGACCGCGAGGACGCAAATCGGCGACCTGACACAGCTGCTCCGGCAGTACAGCGCCGCCGAAACCGACGCGGAAAAGAAGCAGTTCCTGCCTCAGCTGAACCAGTTGACCAGTCAGATGGACGAAGGCGCGCTGACGGAATACGTGGCGCTGCTGACTCAGATCCAGTCCCTGATGGACAGCGGCATGTCGGAAGCCGAGGTGCAGGCTCTTTTCCCGGACATCGACTTTACCGGCGCCCTGGATCAGCTTGCCGCCATCCAGGCGTATCTCAACAGCAACAGCTGGGATCCGAACCTGACCAGTCTGAACGAAATGTTCGGCGAGGCCGTCGGTGAGGAAGTCCTCAAGATCGCCACCGATCTGGACATGACCGGAGCCCAAGCCCGGTGGACGGAATGGGCGGCGAACCCCGGTGCGATTACTACAGACGCCATCGTCCAGAGCTATACGGAAGCGGAGAACGCGACCAAGCAGCAGCCTGTCGTGGACGCTTTCGTATCAAAATACACAGAGATCGCGGAAGGCGCCAGCACCGCCTCTCTGACCCCTACTGGCCTTGTGGCCTATGTTTCCGCCTATGCCGAAGCCACTACCGGAACGGACGTTTCCGCTCTGAACCCCACAAACATCACCGCCATGGTCAGCGCCTACAGGGAACTTGCCAGTGGAACGGACGTTTCCACCCTGACCCCGGGCGAGATCACGGCATACATTTCCAGATACCTTGAGGCGGAAGGCGTGGACACCTCCGGCCTGACGCCGGAAGCGATCACCGCTTTCGTCATGGCTTATGAGGAAGCGACAGGCGGAGCGTCCGTTGCCGCCCTGACCCCGTCGGGCGTGGTAGCCATGGTTGCGAAATACGCCGAGGCGGAGGGCGTGGATCTGACCGCGCTGAAGCCGAGCCAGATAGAGGGTATTGTATCGTCTTTTGCGGAAGCGACGGGGTGCGACAAGTCCGCCCTACTGAAGGAATTCACCGCTTACATCACGGAGTACAAGGAGGCCGAGGGCGTCAGAAAGCCCACGCTGAACGTACAGATCGGGCTGTCCGGTTACGATCTGCTGTCCTACCGCCGCTGGCTGCGTAACAACAAGGTCGAGGTGGAGGGCATCGTCAGGCTGAAGGAAGTATACGAGGATCCCTCTTCCGCCCTCGCGGAGGAAGGCGTCAGATTCTGGAAGAACGGCGAAGAAATCCCCGTAACCGCCGTGACGGCGGATATGCTGACAGCCGACGACGTAGCCGTCCTCGACACGGACGGCACCATGCACATCCTGATTTCCACGGAGGTCACCGGCGCACCCGAAGCTATCGCGGAAATGCGGGAGCAGGTCGCGGAAGTGGATCAGCTGGGCGTTACCGCCCTGGGCATGGCCGCCGGCATCATGCCGACCAGCCTGATGGGCTTCATTGACGCCGCCGAACAGCGCATTAAGGACGCAGCCGGCCGCATGGGACAGTGGTGGAACTTTATCTACGGCGGCGACGAGGGCATCCAGAGAACCCTGGACACCTCCATGCAGCTGGACTTCAACGCCGACCGGGTAGCCGAGCTCGCCACCTATGTGGCAGAGGTCATGACGGCCATCAAGAACGGAACGCCTGTAGCCCAGGAGGACATCGACAACCTCAAAAAGATCATGACCTTCGTGCAGGATCTGGATACGGCGGGCGTCGGTGGGAATATCACCGGCGGCATCGCTGAGGAACTTGAAGCCGCCGGATGGGACGTCAGCGCGGAAACGCTGGCGACCAACCTGGAAACGGCGATCAACAGCGCGTTCATCATCGAAAGCCCCTCCAAGCGCATGCATCCGGTCGGTGAAAACGTAGCCGCAGGTATCGGCGAGGGAGCAAGCGGTTACGACTTCTCCACGGAAGCGGCGGCCATCGCGTCCTCTATCGAGGGGGCCATTACTGCTGCGCTGCCGGAAACGGCATTTTCCGGATCAGCCGGTACAGCCATGGCGGGGCTTGCGTCCGCTATGAGCGGATATAGCTTCGCAACGGCGGGAAGCGCGGTCGGAACCAATGCGAAGTCCGCCGTGTCCTCTTCACTGACCGCTTTGTCTCTCAGATCCGTCGGCGTGAACGCAATGGCCGGTCTGGCCGCGGGTATCCGCTCCGGTCAGGCGTCCGTGGTATCCGCTATGAGGCGAGCCGCCTCCGCCGCCGTCAGCGCGGCGAAATCCCAGCTGAAGATCGCGTCTCCTTCCCGGGTTTTCCGGGACGAGGTCGGTGCGATGACCATGAAGGGATTTGGAGAAGGCGTCTCCGCCGAGGCGAAGAAGCAGGCTTCCGTTATCTCCAACGCCGCCAGGTATCTGACCGGCGCGGCGAAGGACAGCGCCATCGGGTTTAATACGTCCAATATTCAGAACTCCTACAGTCAGGACAGCAGCGTGACCCTATCGGGAAACAGCTTCTATGTACGGGATGAGCAGGATATCCGCTCCCTTGCCATTGAGATCGCCACCCTGACGAAACGCCAGCAGCGCGGTAAAGGACTCCGAATGGCCTGATTTAACTTGACTTTCAGGGCGGGCAGAGTGAGTAATACTGCTACCCCAACGGAGGAGGAAACGCCATGGGATTCATGATGCAGATCAGGCCGGAAGTGCTGAAAAAGCTCCGGGAGGATTATCCGACCGGATGCCGTGTGGAGCTTGTCCAGATGTTTGAGGAACCGCGAAAGGACATGGTTCCCGGACTGACCGGAGAGGTCATGTTCGTGGATGACGCGGGCGGCATTCATGTCGCCTGGTCGAACGGCTCGACCCTTGCGGCGATCCACGGCATCGACGTCATCCGCAGAATCGACTGATCACAATCAACCGCCAAAGGGCCACCCGTCAAAAGGTGGCCTTTTGACGTCTTTGGAGGAATACCATGCAGGACTATTTTCTCTGGAACGGTGTGGACTGCCGCACCTACGGCATCCACGTGACGGAGCAGCCGCCCATCACCATTCCACTGGAGAGGAGCACCCAAACCAATGTGCCCGGCAGGCCGGGAAGCCTGACGCAGTTGGAAGGCGAAGACGTATATGACGATATGATCCTGACCGCCACCTGCTTTATCTCTGATCCGGCCCAGATCCCGGCCATTGCCGCATGGCTAAAAGGCAGCGGAACAGTGACCTTTGCCAACCGAACAGGCGGCTACTACAAAGCACGGATCGCCAACCAGATCCCGTTTGAAAAGGTACTCCGGGGCAATCCCCACTGTACCTTTGCGGTCAACTTCCGCTGCTATCCGTTCTTCTATGCCGATGCCGCCGCTGACATCACGGTCACCACATCCGGGACGGTCATCACGAATCCGGGTAGTGTATATTCCGAGCCGATCCTGACGGTCACAGGCTTCGGAAACATTACGCTCATGGTGGGGACAACCATTGTGGAACTGGAGAATATCT